AGATCAATTTTTAAAGTCAGGTAGCATTGTATTCAATGACAGAATTAAATTTGGTGATGACGGAATTAGAATTGGTGATGATAATGATTTTGATATCTATGTAAAGAATGAAGATCAAATCACTCTTGAAAGTAAATTAGGCGGAGCAATTGCCCTAGATATACAAGAAGATGGTTTAACATTACGTAACGTTCTTAATATTAATGTTAATGGTGTTTATCCAGGAGAAGATCAACAGTTTACACTTGGTGCTTCTTCTAATAAATTTACAGAAGCGTATGTTCAAAATACATTTGGTAACTTAACAGGTAATGTTACAGGTAATACAACAGGTGATCACAAAGGTTCTGTAAAAAGTAATGACAGTGAAGAAATTACTTTAATTAACGGAACTACTAGACAGATTGGTTACGACGGTGCTGCTTTAAGAGGAACACTAGTTGGTAACGTACAAGGTAACTTGACTGGGACAGCAAGTAACGCAACAGCATTAAATGCAATTCAACCAAGCACATACACTGTGCCTTCAGGTAGTAGTATTCCTGTTAGAGATACTAATGGTGACATTTATGCAAATACATTCCAAGGCACAGCAACAAAAGCAGATAGAATTATTATTAATGACAGTGCTGTAGATAGTGATCCAGATTACAAAACTGCGAAAACAACTGCAAGTGCTTTAAGTATTGCAGCAAGAGATGCTGCAGGAAATTTAATTGCAAATCTATTCCAAGGAACTGCTACAGCAGCAAGATATGCCGACTTAGCAGAAAAATATTTAACTGATCAAGAATATGCTGTTGGAACAGTTGTAACCGTGGGCGGTGCAGCAGAAGTTACAGCATCTCAATCCGGCGACAGAGCATTAGGAGTTATTTCAGAACATCCTGCTTTTATGATGAATACAGTACTTGAAGGTGGCCAGTTTATTGCACTTAAAGGTCGTGTTAAAGTTAACATTACAGGTAGTGTTACAAAAGGCGACAGATTAATTGCAGCAGACAATGGCACTGCAAAAGCAGAAGGTGCTTCGCACCCTGATGTGTTTGCTATTGCACTTGAAACTTCAATTGAAGGTGTAGACTACGTAGAAGCGGTGGTGTTGTAATGCCAGTAACAGCAGGTAATGAAATTAGGGCAACTGACTTTAATGATCTATCTGTCTTAGTATCAGGAACTTTAGGAAACGGAGTTGGCCAATATGGCTATGGTCAAACAGTATTAAGTCCAACAGTAGTTCCAGGCGAAAATATTTTAAAAGCACATTTTGATGCAGTAAGATTTGATATTATGAGTGTGCTTATTCACCAAACAGGTGTTATTCCATCTCCTGTGATTGCACAAGTAACTGATCCTATCTTATCAACAGCATCGGCACCTTTTAAAAGTTACACTGATCTTATACAAACAGCAAGAGCAGATAGATTTACAGTTGCACCTAGTCAAGCGACTAAAACAAAAATCAACGGATCAAGCGGATCTGGTGTAGGATACACAGAAAGGTATACTGCAACCTGGGAAAGCAGTTTGCAAATGACTTTGACAGCAACTTTTGCAGATGCTAACGAAGCACGTTACTTTTTTAATAGTGGCGGTAGATATATTTTTAACACAACAAGAACAGGCGGTTCAGCAACATCTCAAAACAATTCTTGGACAAACACTCTTACATCTGCAGGTGAGCAAGAAATAGGTGCAGCAACCCCTACTGTAAATATTTACAACCTTACAAATTCTTATCAAACTTGGTATACTCTTGCTTCTAGTACACCTTACAGTGCAAACAACTATAAACTTGAAGCAAAATGCAATGTTGCTGACAATAGTGCAGGTGGTGCTAGTGTATTTGATTTCCGTATTACATTAACTGATGATTATACAGATGATCCACAGCCAGGACCATTACCTGATGACGAAGTAAATGGTAACTTAGATATAACTATATATGAGCAAAAAGCATCAGGCACATTACAACCAAATTTAGATCCTTTTGCTATTACTGCGCCATCTTATACCGTATCTACCATAACAGGTAGTTAAATATGCTTGAGGATGGAATATGCCAGCAGTAAATGATAAAATTGACGTAGATTATTATAACGATTTACAAACTAAAATCCAAAGAGTTCTCAATGACGGTTTGGCTGATGGACTACTTTATTTAGGTTACGGGCAACCTACACGTAGTGGACAAGTTACAACAAGCGATAAAATTACAGTAGAACAATATTCAGATCTAAGATACGACATTTGGAACAGTTACAACCATTTATATAACACTATTCCAAGTGGTGCAACTGAAGTTAATGTTAATTTAGTAACGCAATCAGATGTTATTACATATCAATCGCCTGCATCAACAGTGTCAAATACTGTTCCTGTTGATAAGTGGGCAAGTTTTGTAAACACAATCTACAGCAACGCAAGAAACTTGGCTGTAGCAGGACAACGTAGAACAGTAAATCACGGAACACAATCTCACGTATGGCCTAGTGCAACATATGGTGATGATTGGAGTGATGCTGTTACTTGTACTATTACAGTAACTTTTCCAAGCACAGATGCAGCAAGATATTTTTTCAATAGCGGAAGTAGTGTAGATATTACAAGCACAAGGTCAGGTGGAACGACTAATAACCAAAATACAAGTTGGACAAATATATTAACTACTGTAGGCACACAAAAATTTAGTGGAGCCTATCCAAATACAACAGGTGTTGGGCCTACTTTTGATGGTTCTAATTTTTATAAATGCACTAATATTTTTACACAACCATTTGTAAATGTAGCAGGTTCAAGTCCATATAGTCTAAATAGGTATAAAATTTGGGCAAGAACACCTAATCACGCTAATCCACATCTGACAGGTGCAGATGTAATTGAATTTTTAGTTGAATTTATTGATGATCACGAAGAACAAGGTGGTCCTCCAGTATCTGGTCCTTCTAATCCTGGTGACGGAGGTTTTGGACCTGACTTTGTAGACGGTCAAATTACTGTGTCTTGCCAAACAACTGAAGCCACAGGAAGTTTACAACCTTCTGGTTCTTTCGATATTACAACACCTTCTGTTGTAATTGGGCCTGTCCAAGAAGTTTCATAATCACTCTAACACATAATAGCACCCGGTAAATATACGCATATTATGAGGAGTTATTATGGAAGAAGAATACAAGAATGCAATGGAGTTTTCTAAGTATAGACAGACTCTTGCAATTCAAAGAAAAACACTTAAAGAAAAAATAGACGCCAAATTAACTTATGGATTTAACGGTGGTATCTTTAAAATAGATAGAAATCTGTTAAATTTTGTAGAGATGTTAATTTACAAAGATAGATCAGAGAATGTAGTCGTTCTTGATGCTAATGAAAATCCAATTTTAGTTGAAGATTTAGTTAAATTTAGAGACGAAATTTTTGATAGATATTTTTCTGCTTCTTTTGAATACTATGAAGAATATCAAAAAATTAAAAAAAGCAGATCTGTTGAGTCTTTAGTATCGTGAACAAAGGTGTTTTAATATTTGCAAACAATAACAGGCAAATAGATTATGCTAAAATGGCTGTTGTATCTGGCAGTCTTGCAGCAAAACATTTGAAAGTGCCTGTTAGTTTAGCAACTGATGAAACAACAGTTGCTTGGATGAAACAATCTGGCCAATGGCAAGAAGCACTTACAGTCTTTGATAAAATAATTGCAAAAAATACTCCTCAAGATTTACAACAAAGAAAATTTTTCGACGGCCCAACAAGCACAACAGCACCTTTCAAGAATAGTACAAGGCCATCTGCTTGGTCTGTTACTCCTTATGAGAGAACTTTGTTGATTGATTGTGATTATTTTATAATGAGCGATGCACTTAATGAATACTGGGAAGTAGATAGTCCTTTATTAATAAGTGATCAATACAACGACATACAAGATCAAAGCAGAGCAGGATGGCTAGACAGTTATGTTTCAGATACAGGTGTAAAATTGTTGTGGGCTACTACAGTAATGTTTACAAAAAATGACGAAACTAAAATATTTTTTGATCTGGTAGAACATATTAGGAAAAATTATAGAAGATTTGCAGATGTATATCGATTTGATAATAGAATATACAGAAATGACATAGCGTTTGGTATTGCAAAACATATTTTATATGGATTTGAAACTGATAAAGGTTATAGTTTACCTTCTGTTTTATCTGTTCCAGACCAAGATATGATAGTTGATGTAGAAAACGGTGCAATTAAAGTATTGTCTAAAAATTTAAACGACTATACACTGTGTAGCATTAAAGATAGAGATATACACTTAATGAATAAGCAGGCCGTACTTAGAAATATTGATAAAATAAAGGAAACTGTATAATGGATTTCGGTTATTTAATATTTGTTAATGAAAATGATGAAAGCAACTACTCGACTCTTGCTTATGCACTTGCACTTAGCATCAAAAATACGCAAAAAGAAGGATATGATAAAGTTGCTTTAGTTATTAATAACAGGAAATACATTTCTAATTACAAATCTACTTGGGTATTTGACAAAATTATTGAATTAGATGATATGCCCGAGGGATGGGATGTAAGATCAAATATGGATCTTGTAACACCTTGGGAATACACAGTTTGTTTAGATGCAGATATGTTATTCTTTAGAGATTATAGTCATTGGGTAGAGTATTTTATTAAAAATACAGAACTATACATTGCAAATAAAGCCTATACATATAGAGGTGATGTAGTTACTAGTGATTACTATAGACAAACATTTACAAAAAATGAATTACCTAATCTTTACAGTTTTTATACATTTTTTAAACGTGGTTGTTACAAAGAGTTTTTTGAATTACAACGTGCAATTATTGCAGAACCAGAAAAATATTCAAATGAATTTTTAACAAATAAAAAACCTAAAGTTGTAGGCACAGATGAAGCATTTGCTTTAGCAGCAAAAATTTTAGATATACAAAATGAAATTTCTTTTCCTTTAGAATTTCCAAGAGTAGTGCATCTAAAAGGAATGATTCAAGACTGGCCTTATCCTGCTGATAGTGTAACTGATCACGTTGGTCTTTACATTGATAGAAAAGGAAATATGAAAGTAGGAAACTATCAACAAACAGATATAATGCATTATGTTGAAAAAAGTAAGATAACTTTAGAAACAATTAATGTGTTGGAGGAAATAGCGTGGAAGACAAAAGAAGAAGTATAGAAGATCTACCAGATTTTGATGAATGGATTGCAAATTATAAGCCTCCAGAAATAAAATACGTAGCAGCATTTGATGCTGATACAGGTGTAGTGCTATGTGTTGGTCCGGATTATGCTGTAGATACTAAAACTTACAAAAATATAATTGAAATAGATGAGCTAAACGCACTGGCTATTTTAAACGGTGAAGTACAGATGAGCAAATGCTTTATCGATGCCTCACAAGGAAAACTAGAAATAGTAGAAGTAAAAAATCTTTTTAAAATTGATGATGTCTTACACAGAATAATTGATATTAAATGGGCTGAAATAGATAAGCCAGATGTCGTAGTAACTTATAGCAACAAAAAATTTAAAGTAGAAATTTCAGAAGTGTATGGCGGTACATATAAACTAGATACCGATGAACCATTTGCGCAAAGAAAAATATTTTGGGATGGAGAAACAGTTTTAAATTTTGATATTACAGCCTATAATGATCCTCATTACGTGTATCATTCAACACACGTTAAATTAAGTGATTTAGTAGAAAAGCCATTCGAGTTTGAATGTGTAGTAGGTGAAGACTTTAGTGTGTTCACAAGAAGATTATTTAAAAATTATGTGATTAGATATGACTAAAGTAGTTGAATTTGATGTATTCTTTTTAAGTTACGACGAGCCACACGCAGATGTGAACTATGCTGACCTATGTAATAAAGTTCCGTGGGCAAAACGTATTCACGGAGTAAAGGGTAGCGATCACGCACATAAAGCAGCCGCAGAACAATCTGAAACAGATTGGGTATTAACTGTTGACGCAGATAATATTGTAGACCCTAAGTTTTTTGATTTAGATTTAGATATGCCTCCTGAAATTAGAGCATTCAGTTGGTGCGGAAGAAACAATGTAAATGGGTTACGGTATGGAAATGGCGGTTTAAAGTTATGGCACAAAGACCACGTGTTAAAAATGAAAACACACGAGAATGCTGATTCAGATAGAGCGCAGGTAGATTTTTGTTGGGAAGAAGGATATAGAAATTTTCCGAAAACATACAGTGAAACTATTATTAATCCATCACCTTTTATTGCTTGGAGAGCTGGATTTAGAGAAGGTGTAAAAATGACACTAGACAGCGGATTAAAAGTTCCGCCTATGGAAATAGAAGAAAGGATCTGGTGGCATAATTTACACAGATTAAGAATGTGGAGCACAGTAGGAGCTCATATCGACAACGGACTGTTTGCTATATATGGAGCTCGACTAGGAACACATATGACAAACTGTACAGATTGGGATCATATACAAGTAAGAGATTTTGAAATACTTAGAGATCTTTATAATGACAAATGTAAAGTATATGAAAATAATCCAGAAGGGTTGTTACAACAAATAGAATTTTTAGGTAAAGAAATAAAATCAAATTTAGGATTACATTGGCCCGATCTAGATGCTACACAAAGCCGTTATGTTATGCAAATGTATGAAGAAACAATTAGATTAGGCACAACCTATTATAGTAAAACTTATGTATGATATTTTTTATGTTAGCGATAAAGATGTAAACACTTTGGACTGGTTAAACTTTCAAAGTCGCTTTCCTAATGCACAACTTGTGGAAAACTGTAATAGTTTTGAAATATTAAAAAACAAATCACTAACAAAACATTTTTGGGTTGTATGGGACAATCTAAAAATACAGAAGGATTTTGATTTTAATTACCGCATTCCTGAGTGGGACACAGATTATATTCACGTTTTTAAAAATGGCAAATATTATGACGGTGTGTGTATTTTTCCTAAATCTGCTAAAATTTTACAACGCGAATGGGATTATAGATTCTTTACAAATAAAAAAGAATTAGATATACAATGCACAGATATACAAAACTATGACGTAATTTTTATTTCGTATAACGAAGATTTTTCTGATAGGCATTATAAAACATTACGGAAAAAAGTGCCTACAGCAAAACGTGTACACGGTGTCAAAGGCATACATCAAGCACATATAGAAGCAGCAAAACTTAGTACAACTGAATTATTTTACGTAGTAGACGCCGATGCAATTGTAGAAGATGATTTTACATTTGATATGCAAATACCTTATTATGATTTTAATGGAAGGCAAACTGTATATGTTTGGCGTAGTAAAAATAGTGTAAATGATTTAGAATATGGATATGGTGGCGTAAAACTGTTTCCAAGACAAATGACAATTGATATGGACTTAACTAAGCCGGATATGACTACTAGTATTAGTAAAAATTTTAAAGCAATGGATACTGTTGCAAATTCGACATTAATTAATACAGATCCGTTTACAGCCTGGAAAAGTGCGTTTAGAGAATGTGTCAAACTGTCAAGCAGAATAATTGATAGACAAGACAATACGGAAACAGAAGAAAGACTGCATACTTGGTGTACAGTAGGAGCAGAAAAAGAATATGGCGAATTTGTACTTCGAGGTGCTAATGAAGGCAAAGAATTTGGCAAAGCAAATAGTAATAAGATTGACCAATTAAGATTGATAAATGATTTTAAATGGTTGGAGAAAAAGTTCAATGCAGGATAAAGAAAGAATACAAAGTTTTGAACCTATGATGGACGAAGTATCTCCAACATTTTGTTTAGCAAAATGGCATCATACTACAATATATTTGCAAACAGGTGAAACACACAGTTGTTATCATCCTAGGCCACACAAAATTCCGCTAGAGGGACTTGAAGATAATCCTAGTCTACTGCATAATACTCCTCAGAAAAAAGCAGAAAGACAACAAATGATTAATGGAGAGAAACCTAGCGGATGTCAATACTGTTGGAACATCGAGTGTATGGGTAAAGATTACATAAGTGATCGCAAAGAGCGTAATGCAAGTATCTATACACCAGAACGTTTTAACACAATTAAACAAGATCCAATGGCAGATGTAAATCCGCAATATGTTGAAATATCTTTTGGCAATGAATGTAATTTCAAATGTGGTTATTGTCACCCTAAACATTCTAGTTCATATCATAAAGAAATAAGAGATTTCGGTCCTTACAGTATGGTAAAAAATCACAGGAATGATATTGATTGGTTTAAAGTTTATGAAGAAGAAACTAATCCTTATGTAAAAGCGTTTTGGAAATGGTGGCCCGATTTAAAGAAAACTCTGACCATTTTACGTATTACAGGCGGAGAACCATTATTACAACAAAGCACTTGGAGAATGTTTGATGAATTAGAACGTAATCCTTGTCCTAATTTAGAATTAAACATCAATTCAAACTTTGGTGTTAAACCTATTTTAATTGAACGTTTTGCAAATAAAGTTAATAGTCTTGTAGAAAATGGCTGTATAAAAGATTTCAAAGTGTTTACAAGTATGGATACGTGGGGACCTCAAGCAGAATATATTAGAACAGGTTTAGATTTAGAATTATGGGAAAAGAACTTTGATACCTATATGACAAAAACAAAAATGCCTTTAACTTTTATGGTGACCTTTAATATTTTAACTGTTACAAACTTTAACAAACTTTTAGAAAAGTTTCTTGAGTGGCGTAAAAAGTATAATACAGACGATCAAACTAAATGGCAAAGAATTAGATTTGATACTCCGTATCTCAAAGAACCACTTCAATACGATATGAATATTTTACCTAAAGAAGATTTCATACCTTTTATGAAAAAACATTTACAATTTATTGCAGATAATGTAGACGATGCAAACCGTCATAAGTTTAGTATTTTAGAATATGAAAAATTTAGACGTGTAGTTGATTATATGAGCTCTACAAATTATTCTTTAGATAAAATTACAGAAGGGCGTAGAGATTTCTTTAATTGGTTTACAGAATATGATAGGCGTAGAGGTACAGATTTTTGTAAAACATTCCCTGAGTTAGTAAAATTTTATGAGGACTGTAATGGAATTTAACAAAAGTGATTTACATTTTCCTGATGCACAAGCAGTATTAAGTTCTGATGAAGGCTTGCAATTAGATATTTTAGCACACAAAGTAAAACACAAGCATATCTGGGTGCAAAGGAACAGAGATACTTGTTTACTTATGATTGGTGAAAGTTGGGTTTATGGAGAAAGTTTACCTGGTATTTCAACTTCAACAAACGAATTTGATTTAGAAGTACAACTTAAAAATACTGTAGGACCTAAGTTGTCTTTATTACTTGATTCTGATTTGTATCAATATGCAGTACCTGCCAATAGTAATGCTTATAATGTTGAAACACTAAAACAAATTTTACCTAAACTTATTTGGAAATATAAAAAAGTATATGTTTGTATACAAATAACAGAGCCAAGCAGAGAACATAGATACGAAGAAGATTTAAAAAGGTTCAACAGTAAATTGCAAAAACTTTTTATAAGAAAAGGCAAAGAAAAATTAAATTTTTCTAAGTGGTTAGAATTGTATGATGAATACCTTATGAGAGATATTTCTGATATTGTAAAACCCCATAACGGTAATGTAAGTATACTGCTATGGAAAAACTTTTGTAAATTTAATAGTTCTAATACCGATGGCTTAAAATTTTTACACGAAACTTGGATTGAGTTTGGAGCAAAAACACAAGGCATACAATTGCAAAGCCCGGCATTTTATGTTGCAGGTTGGATAGATTGGATACAAAAAGAATGGCAAGATATAGAGTTTGATCCTGCCTACATTTTACCACAGTTGGATCTAATAGAAAAATCAAATAAATTTTTAGCAGACTCAAACGAACACGTGCCACATCCTAACAGTTTACAACATTCATTGTGGGCGTTAAATTTATATTTGAAATCGGGATGGGCAATAAATGGACACTAAAAGCGATACTTTTTGCATTTATCCTTGGATTCATATGTACGTTAATCCGGATGGAAATGTATTACCTTGTTGTATAGGTGAATACAATAAACCCCTTGGCAACGTAAGAACACACAGTATAGAACAAATATGGAACAATGATAGATATAAAACTATGCGTCAAAATATGCTACAAGGCAAAAAGTGTAGTGAATGTAATGCTTGTTATGTTGCTGAAAGTTCTGGTGGTGTAAGTAACAGAATCACAAGGAACAAACAATACCAGCAACATTTTAATCTTGTAGAAAACACTTTACCTGACGGTACATATAAGCCTATGACTTTAAAACATTTTGATGTGCGTTGGAGTAATATCTGTAATTTTAAATGCAGAAGTTGTAGCAGCACATACTCAAGCACTTGGGCTCAAGAAGATAGTGCAAATGGTAAACCTAAAGAAATTTTTATTATGGCAGACGGTGATGATAATTCAAAACTTTATGACCAGTTTGAACCATATCTCGATGGCATAGAAAGTTTTTATTTTGCTGGCGGTGAACCATTACTAACTGATAAGCATTACATAATTCTTGAATATCTGATAAAAAATAACAGAACAGATGTAAGAATAGAGTATAATACAAATTTAAGTAATTTACACTACAAAAATAAAAGTGTAATTGATATGTGGAAAAAATTTAAAAACGTTCAAGTCTTTGCAAGTTTAGATAGTTACGGAGACAGAGCAGAATTTATACGCGAAGGCACTGATTGGAATAAAATAGAAAGTAACATAAAACAAATTATAGAAGAGTGTCCGCATATAAATCTTAATTTTAGTTCAGTTGTAAGTGTTTTTAATTTGTACACAATTACTGATTTTTTAGATTATTTGATTGATAACAAATTGTTTAATAAAAATGTAACACCTACATTTTATAATATCAACCATCCTGAATATTACAGTGCTAAAATTATTAATCCTGCATTGAAACAAAAGATTATAGATAAAATTACAGTGAACAAAAACAAATATAATAATCATATACAAATACTTCTTAAAGAAGTTATTAGTCATTTAAAAAATGTAGAATACAATGATTTGTTAAAAGAAGAATTTGTTGTTGTAACTGATTACTATGATAAAATACGTAATAGAAACTTTGTAAAAAGTTTTCCTGAGTTGAAGGAATTAATGGAATGAAAATATATTTTGATACACTAACTCCAAATCAATCTAATCTAAGTGAATTTGAAACTAACGGAAAAGAAGATTGGTGGTTGGTAAGCAAAGGTAGCGTAATGAAACGTGAACTTGAAAATATGCAAATAAATTTTCACAGTTTAGACACATTAGATGAACCTGGCATTTATTATATAGACGTCAACGGAGATCCGAATTGGTGGACAGGATGGTGTTTGAATGGCCCTAGTCATATACTAGAAAAAGTACCTGAAGCAGTTTGTCAACTAGTTAGAGAAAAGAAGTTGAGATTAATTATCAATGCTGACAAAGAGGGTGGACCTATGGTATATGATAATAACGGTTCAGGACCTTCTTTAGACGGATTTGCAACTACTACTAAGTTTATGCGTCAAAGAAATCTTCCACCGTACAGTGTTTTAATTTTGCAAGGAAATAGTAAAATAGAAGATGACTATGACAAATGGTTACGAACTAATCAAGAACAAAAATTATTCGAAGTACAATATAGTAATCATTTTGGTCATATATTCTTTGACGATAAAATGCCTAAAGATGTTTGCTTAATGAATGCTTTGCTTAATAAAGAATGTAAAGATTTTAACAGTCTCAACAGAGTGTATAGACCACATAGAGGCGCACATTTATATACTCTGGCTACAGAAAACTTATTACAATACGGTATTGTAAGTTGTAATCAAGTAGGTGATAGTTGTTCGGTTGCTCGTGAACTTGCTAATACCGATGACGTAAAGTTTAAAAAAGTAATGGAGAGTAATTTTCCTATTTACATAGATGGTAATTGGGCGCAAGAAAATGCAGCCTGGAATTACAATCCAAGCCTATATCAAAGTACACGTTTCACAGTCATTACTGAAACTATATTCAATGCTAACACTGCATTTGTAACAGAAAAAATTTTTAAACCTTTAGCATTAGGACATCCATTTATTTTAATTGCAGGAAGTGGTACTTTAAAAGCATTAGAGAATATGGGTTTTAGATGTAATTTTTACAACTTTGGTACAGAATATGATGCTATAGAAGATCCTGTTCAACGCTTTGCAGTTATTCACAATAAAATTAAAGAATTTATTGAATTAGATAATGATACAAAAATTAAAATGATGGGCGCAGCAATGGATGATGTAATTTTTAATTTCAACCATATTAGAGAAAATAACTTTTACCACGATGCAATAAGCAAATCTATTAAAAATAGTATGGAGTATTTTAATGAAAAAGTTTGGTGATTACAAAAGATTTTTTGCATTCGGGTGTAGTATGACACAGTATGCTTGGCCAACTTGGGCAGATATAATTGCATTAGAAATTCCAGAATCTTACAATTATGGACAAAGTGGTGCGGGAAATTTGTTTATCAGTAATGCTATAGTAGAAGCAAACAAAACACATAAATTTGACAAAGATGATCTTGTAGTTGTAATGTGGAGTAGTATATCAAGAGAAGATAGATATAAAAAAACAAAATGGATAACACCAGGTAATATCTATACACAGTCAGATTTAGATAGCAAATTTGTCTATGAATGGGCAGACAGCAGATTTTATTTGCTTAGAGATTTAGGACTTATTGAATTAACAACAAGTTATCTTGAATCTTTGCCTTGTGATATGAAAATGTTAGCAATGAGTCCTTTGATAGAATTACAAATAAGTGGAATGTTTTCACGACCAGAAACTGAATGGCACACAGGAATATTAGAATTATATAAAGACACAATAGATAAAATAGAAGAACCTATTGTAAATAATGTTTATAATGGCAGATGGCCAACTACTCCAATCAGAGGATGGGGCGGCAAAGGACAAACTGCAGATTATCATCCTACTCCATTAGGACACGCAAAATATGTTATGAATATGTTTCCTGATTTTGAATTTACTGCCAAAATGAAAAAGTTTGCAAAGGGAATGGATAAAAGAGTACACCAGTGTGAAACACTAGATGACACAAGAAACTTTTGGAAGGAAAGTCATCAGACTAGATTATAATGACCTGTATAAATTCTCAAAACTTAGTATACTTACAAACCTATAATAAATCGCAAACTGAACTTATAAAAATTGATTCTAGTGTGGGTGTGTATGAAATGAACAGGAAGGATTTTGATTTCTTCTATGTGCAATTTAGTGACAGCGGGAGTTTTAAAGTTTATCCTTTAGACAAGTTTATAGATAGTGATACTTTACAAAAGATAAAATCAGGAAATTTATTTCTTGTGTTAGATAATGCTTTAGAATATTTTACTGATACTGTAGACAGTATATATCGAGATATAATAATAAAAGAAAATATACCTGCCGAAAAAGTAATTTTTCTATCTGCTGTTCCTACTATGATAAATGAAGTTAAACGTGTTGCACAAAAATATAATTTGCCAGAACTTAAATTAGAATGGATGACACTTTTTGAAGCAACAGGAAAAGATGCAATTAAATCTAACAACAACTTAATGCCTGCAATCAAGAAAACAAAAAAATGGCCAAAGAAATATCTTTGTCTAAACAGACGTTGGAGATTACATAGGCCATTTATGGTTAGTATGCTTTACGATAGAAACTTAATACAATACGGGCATATAAGTCTAGCCACAAGTGATAATCCTGCTGTAGATAATTGGAATAGTGCTTTTAAACAGTTGCGAAACATTTATAGCAACCACGAAGATATTTTAGCTCTTATTTGCAGATGTTCAAATATTAAAAATAGGCTAGGTGAATTATATTTAGATACCACTGATCTCGCAACCAACAGAGCAATGTATGAAGATAGTATTGCTCCTTTTTATGAAGATACTTTTTTCAGCGTCGTAAATGAAACAACATATCACGAAGGTATTCCGTTTTTGAGCGAAAAAATATTTAAAGTAATTGCAATGGGACATCCATTTATATTATCTTCTGCGCCCAACACATTACAATACCTTCACAAGTTAGGATACAAAACATTTGATCCTATCATAAATGAATCATATGATACTATAGAAAGTAATAAAGAAAGAATGGTTGCTATTGTTGATCAAATAGAAAAATTGTGCAAAATGGATAAAGAACAAACAGCAGCATTCATTTCCAAAATACGTCCAATAGTGCAGCACAATTTTAATAATTTAAAATTAAGAACACGAAAAGGAATAAGCACTAGTATGAACTAAAACTGGTGTCTTAAACGCATTTTAAGCGTCATACAGCGGCGTTTATTTGTATATACGACACATACAACTCTGTTTACAAACCACGTTTAAAAAGCGTTTAAATGCGTTTTTGTAAATACTTTGGAACAAGTCGAAAAGGAAATAAAATGAAAATTGGATTTATAGGACTAGGTAAATTGGGTATGCCCTGTGCTGAAGTAATTGCCAAAAAAGAACACAGTGTTTTGGGCTATGATATTAACAAAGTAGAAAGCGACTATGTAATAGTTGAAGATAGTATTGAAGATGCTGTCAAAGATAGAGATATAGTATTTGTAGCAGTTCCTACTCCGCACGATCCAGCCTATGACGGTAGAACGCCAACTGCACATTTAGAACCTAAAGATTTTTCTTATGATATTGTAAAAGAAGTATTAACAGAAGCAAACAAGCATATGAACAAAGATCAATTGCTTGTTTTAATAAGCACTGTATTACCTGGCACAACACGTAGAGAATTTGTTCCGTTGGTAACAAACACTAGATTTGTTTATAATCCATACCTTATAGCAATGGGAACTGTTGCTTGGGATATGGTAAATCCAGATATTGTAATGATAGGAACAGAAGACGGAACAGAAACAGGTGATGCAAAACAGTTAAGAGAATTTTATGAAACAATAATGGAAAACTTTCCATCATATGAGATTGGAACTTGGGATGAATGTGAATGTATCAAAGT